ACAAAGCCTCTTCCTCTGTGTTGCGCTTCCAGATGCTCCGCAGGTAGCGGAAGTCTGTAAACGTTGCCTGAATCGTGCCTAGAATCGTAGCCAGCTCCACCTTGCGCTTCAGGCTCTCGAAGGCGTCGTCAGCCCTACACACCACCTCAGTTAGATTACAGAACTGATAGGGACGCAGGATGATTTCACTGCAAGGGTTAGTGCCGAAGTCGTGATTCGTGTCACGCCGTCCGTTCTTACCTGCTTGCTTCTTGGCAGCGATGCGATTGAATATGCCACGCTCACCAGACTGACTCTCGTACATAGCTTGCCATTCTTTCATGAATGCCAGCATGTCCGGCTTCTCTGTGTAGCACACGCTGTTGTTAGCCAAGCTACGCTGTGGGTTGTTCTCCCACCACGCACCACTCTTAGCATGGCGCATGCGGTCGTCTGAGAGGTTTGACAGGCTAATCAAAGCCGAGCGTCGCACACCACCAACAACCACAGTCTCACCAATCTTGCACATGATGTCGTGGCATTCGATGCTGTTAAGCTTGCGTCCTACCGCCCCTTTGAAAGTTTTAACACAGAACTTAAAGAGGGACAGGAGAGGCTCAGGGCCAGAAGCTCGTCCTCCAAATATCTTAAGTCGTGCTCCAGCTGGTCTAACCTTGTCCACATCCCACTTTGGTACTTGTCCTGCGTAGAGCATTGAGATAAGTTCTTTGAACGCTTTTGACCATCCAAGTTTAGAGTCCTCCACAACGATAGTAGTGTCTGTGTCGTGCATCTCGTCAGAGACCACAGGAAGCTTAGATATATCCTGACGCTCGACAGTAAAGCCCACGCCAGTGCCGCACATGAGGATATACATAGCCTCATCAAACGCTCGCGGATGGTCACATGGGATGTAGCTACAATTAAATAGTGCAACATTGTCACGCTCCAGAGCCTTGCCAGCTGTCATCAATCCGCGCATGGACGGCATCACTTCCATATTCAGGATAGCCTTGCGAATCTGCTCAGCTATGTCTGAATCTACCTTGCTGCCAACAACATTATCCATGTAACGCTGTACAGTCTCTTCCCACGTCTCTCGTCGCCCTTTGTCTTCAAGGTATCGGGCATACCTACTCCGATGGATAAATTGCTGATAGTCGTTCATTAGAATCCTGCGAAAGTGAGAAACACATTGAATGCCACGCCAGCAAGGATAGCAGCAATCAACACAACACCATACCAATAAATACCGCCCAAAATATTACCAAGGATAGTCGTCTTCTTTGTCATAATCGTCTCCGTGATTTGTAATAAAACCTAAATTAAATGCAAGGTCAAGAAAGTCTTTCTCAAATGCTTGCGCTATATCCATCATGGAAAGCTCTAGGAGCCCGACAATCTCGTCGGGCTCATAGGCCGATTCCACTCGCTCCACAATTTCTTCGAGGAAATCAGGGTCTTTCATGCTAATCCTTATGCAGTAAGACGATAGGCTGTCATGCCTGTTCTGGTAGTGGTGCGGCTCACGTTGTAGCCGTTACGTCGAACATCATGAATGATGGCATACACATTAGGGACGCTGAAGCGAGAGGCAATCTCACGGACAGTGAGGCTACGCTTACGCAGGGCATTGATGAGCTTGCTGATTTTGGTTTGTTTGGTTTTCATTTAACTTTTCCTTTAGGGTTAGATTGAGGTGATACGGTTTTCTTTCGGGGTTTTCTCACAGCTTTCTGAAGCTTTACTCCACTTGCCGCAGTCTTGACACTGGTATCGCTGTTGTCGTCCCACGGCGGTAATAGCAAATCCTCGATGTTGGAGGCTCTTCGAACCGCAGTTTGGACATACAGCAGAACCGCTGTGATGGCTACGATTAGGATGATTAGCAATCCAAGGTAAAACGATGTCATACACTTTCTCCAGTAATACTACGTCTTGTTTGTTGTACGTTTCCATAAGTTTCTGAGCTCTCTTGTTGCCATCCATGACATCAAGCCACATCTGAAACCCGTAGTGGTCGGTCTTGCTTCCTAGGCCAAGCTGCTGCGCAACGTGGTCTAGTTTGTTACTTGCGAACCTAAACTTGTTTTTAACGGTACGATAAAGGTCAACGCTCTTGTAGGGAGCAGGTGGTCTATATCCAGTTAGCAAGAACTCTTTGTTGAGGGTGGGCAGGTCGAAGCGATTCCCGTTGTAGGTAACGATTGCATCTGCCTCCTCAATAACATTATACATCTTTTCCAGCATGCCGTCAACACCATCTGTCCATTCAGATGTAAAATTTGTCTTCCGTTCACCAAGCCACTTGTATGCAGAGCATAGCACACGGCTTGTGTCTTTCACTTGGCTCAAGCTGATGTTTTGCTTGAACAAACCCCACGCATATACGCTGTGTGGGGATGTCTCAATATCAAGCAGAAGGATTTTCATAAGACTCCACAAGTTTGTTTAGATACCATTGGGCTTTCTTGAGACTCTCAAGACGGCCCTTGTAGTTCTCACGCCACAGATACTTCAGGATGTTGCCCTTGAGCATTCCCTGATACTCTGCCTTGGTGAGCATAGCTTCGATTGCGGTAATACATTCTATCTTGCCCTGCCTGTAGTGGGGAGGGCCATTCACCATGTCAGGCTTGTGTTCATGCTGTGGATGTTCTGCCCGTTCATGTGGCATGTAACCAAATGGCGGAAACTTAGCAGCTGGTAGTTTATCAGTCATCTTTACTCCGTTCTTCCTTTGTGATGATTTTGTGACATTGCTTACATACAGTACGTAGGTGTTCAGCACCACAGAACAAACGCTCGACAAACTGTGGCAAATCTTCATAGGAACGCAATGTTCCGCATGGGATTAGATGGTCAACTTCTACGTCTTTCTGCAAGCTCCAAGTCTTACACACAGAACATTGATATTCCCACTTAGCTCGTGGGTTAAGCAATGCTTTGCGCTTTGCTGCATTTAACACTTGAAACTTAACTGGATAGCGACTCCACTTGGAACGCAATCCGCTACGTATAAAACTCCAGAACTGGCTGTTGCTCCACAAAGGCCAGTGCTTGAAGTCACCACTAGGCTTTGCTCGCTTCGCCATTAATTCACCGCCCTAAGCTTTTCCTTACGCTTAACACGAAGCTCAAGTTCCTCAATGATACCAAGGGCCAGTGTCACCAGCACCTCTGTGGGAACATCTGCCAGATTCTGCATGTCTCCCGTATCAATTTCAAATTCATCATCCATACATATCCTTTGTTAAAGTGGTGCTCCGTGAGAGACTTGAACTCCCGACCTGCCGCTTACAAGGCGGCTGCTCTACCACTGAGCTAACGGAGCGATTGGTGCGACCACAGGGACTCGAACCCCGAACCCTGAGCTTAGAAGGCTCATGCTCTATCCCGTTGAGCTATAGCCGCGCTGATTGCTCTGCTAGTTCCACTTGATTCCGCAACCAATCAATGTCCTTAGCAGACATGACACGCTTGGTATTGTTAGGGTCTAGGTACTCAAGTGCGGCAATTTTACGATTATGAAGCGTTTGCGTATGCACGTTCATTTCCTTAGCAAGTTCGGAAAAGGACTTGTTATTCAATAAAGCAATAATTAATGGCTTTAGATTTTCAAAACTATGCGCTTGGATTCCTCTTTTGCGTCGGCTTGCCAAGACTCTTTCATACAAATATTGCTGCTCCGAAGTATTCATCATATCCTCTCAAAATGTTCTTCCCAAGTTTCATCTGTCCTAATCCACACGAGCTTTGCCTGCTTGTCCATCAAGTCAATGTCGCCCTTGTAGGCTTCATCTAGAACGTACTGGAACATATCACGCTCATTCCGCATCTCATCCAATGGCTCAAGCAATCCCTTCGTAGCTTTCCTTCCGAACAGTCTGAACACGCCAGAGATGTTATCTGTAGAATCGCCAGTGATTAGTTGCTTGTAGAATATCCGTAGTCCGTCAATCGAGGAGGTGTAGTACATACCTTTCTCCTTGTTCTTCGGGCTCCAGTTGTAATGCCAACCTGCAATCATGTCAAGGTCTTTATCCTTGCTTATGATAACTGTACTAGCTGGCTCTGCCTTGGCTTGGTATCTACCCAGCTCATCGTCTGCTTCCTCACCCTTGCTAACGCTGCATGGATGATGTTGCTCAAGATACTTTCTAACGCTGTCATAGTGGTAGGGTTTTGCTGCATCCTTGCGATTAGCTTTATAATCAGGGCTAACCTTGTATCGGAAGTTGTCCTTGCCTGTTAGGAACACGATGTATTCCGTTGCCTCTGTAGCTTCACAGAGGCTTCGGATTGTTTCCTTAACACCATTCAGGCAAAACTCTACAGGCTCTGCTTCAATGCCTTGCTCCTTGGCAGCAGCATCTGAGGCAAAGCCACAGCTATACACTAAGATGTCGCCGTCAATGAGAGCCTTCATTAGAAGCCGTCTTCTTCGTGGATTGGGCTGTCTTCTTCAATCTCACCAGTTGCGCTGTACTTCGTGAACCCTTCAGCAAGGCGCAGGACAAGGCTTTGAGAAGACCACACATCACTAACACCAGAGGCCACCACCAGCGCCGTAGCGTGAGCCAGAGCGTTCTGACGCACAATGATGAGGTCACGACCACCAGTGGCAACAAGGCCACCGCCAGAAGAAACAGGATTGGACGTTCCTGCCACAACATTCACAGCTCCTTTAATATTACGATACTTGCCAGTCTTATCCGGCTCCCAATTGAACGTCACGTTGTCTCCGGCATTCACATTGCCTACTGGATTGAACGAGCCATACCAGTCACCATTAACCTGAAGACGCTTACCATCTTTAACCGCTTGTACCACGCCAGTAACTACTGCCATTTATTGCTCCTTAGTTAGTTCGGCCCACGATGGGCCAGTCTCTACATCAATGTTAAACTCCAACGGCACGTCAATTCCGAACCGCTTGGTAAGAAGCATTGGAAGCTCCTTACACATATTATACAGCACTTTCTTACAGATTGCAACACTCTCCTCACCATCACAGTCAAACATCACACTATCATGTACACTATTGATAAATAAGATATTTTTAAACATGTAGGGCAGTAGCTGTCTCATAACCTGAGACCTATACAACGCCATAACATCGCCAGTACTGAACCCTTGGCACGGGTAGTTCTTCATTTCTGTCGGGGAGAAGCTGGGGTCTTTCTGCCAGCTGCCCATAGGGTCGTATTCATAGAACGAATAAGCTCTACCAGAAGGGCTTCGGTATGTTCCAACTCCTCTGGGGTAGCCTCCTTTAGTATGCCCCTCAACTCTGCGAGACGCAAGGACACTATCCCTAACGTGGTCTTGCCATTGTTTGACATCTTTGTACCTCTCGTAATATTGCTCGATAAACTTCTTAGCCAAGTTAATGTGAATCTTGTTCTGCTCTGCCATGTTGCGAGCGCCAGAGCCATACTGCAACTGGAAGCTCAGCATCTTGGCAAGCTGTCGTTGTTGCTTAGTAACTGCGCTCTCTGCAATCCCAAGCAACTCAGCAGCACGAACAATGTGCATGTCCCGTCCTGATTTAATATCGTCAATCAGCTGTCGGTCTAGGGATAGGATAGCCAAGCCAACAACTTCTAGCTGAGAGAAGTCGGCATTGACAATCTTGCCGTTCTCAAACCTAGTGGTAAAGCATTCCTTGATACGGCTCATTACTCTCCTTTGCTAACATTCTGCAGGTTAGGCTGTGTGCATGACTGCCTACCAGTACGGGTGGCGCAGTGTTGGAAGTTAGGACGAATCATGCCGTCCTCCCATACAAGCTTAGTGTAGCCATCGTAGTATGTCGATAAATCTTTGTGCATCTCGCGGAAGTCTTGTAAGTATCCGATGAACTGGCCTACTGCCCAATTCTCAGGGTGCTCGTTCTCAAGAATCCACTGCAGCACTTGGTCGCTAACGCTGTCCTGAAACAATTCCTTAGCCTTAGCCTTGGTTACGGGGCTCAGAATACCATCGAAGTCAATCGTATTGACCTGCTTCTTAAGCTTGACCTGCCCTTTCTTAATGCCACTCTTGTACACGCCGTCCTCAACCTTGGTGTCCCACTCAAACGTACCGCCGAACAGAACAGTAGAGGCTTCCTTGTTCTTGGTGGGGGTGAAGTACTCGAAGCCAGTCTCGCTCTTAACAAGCCAGTGCATCTTTTCCTGAACCTCAAGCAAAGACACACGAAGCTCGTCACTAATCTCTGCGCATTTCTCTAAGTCAAAGTGCATACCTGCATTCTCCATGATTGTTGTACACAGTATATCATCGCCTTTAATGAAACACAAGTCCTTCATCGTCTTATCCATAGCCTTAACCTGTAGCCTAGCAAGCTGCTCAGTCACGCTAACGTCATGCTCAAGATACTCGGTCAGCTCGGCAATCGGAATATCCTCAGTACGCATCCCTGAATTCCAATACTCCTTAATCTTGTCAGGCTTCACAGGAAGGCCGTAGAGCCCACACACACCATCCAAGCTAGGGTATATCATTGCCTGTCCAGATAACAGGTACTGCGCTTGCTGAACGTCCCACACACGTATCTTATTGCTATGGATAGTCAGGGTATCCCTTAAGTATGTATTGCGCATCAAGTAGGCAAGGTCGAAAGCGATGTTGAATCCGCACAGTATAACAATATTATGCTCATCACACGCATCGTCAATAGCATGCAGCAATTGCATCAGCGTACTGCTTGTATGCACACCTTTGCCGTCACTCCACCCAGCCAACACGACATTGTTCCCTGCGTAGTGAGGACTACCAGACATACGCCCCTCATCCTTACAGTTTACAGATGTTTCTAAGTCTAAAGTAAAAAGCATATATATCCTTATATTATATTAAAAGCTATATATATAAATATATATAAGCTTCTAAAAGCATTATACAGTCTGTGAAACAGCCTGTCAATAGCCTCAATCAAATTCCTTGTATTTGTGATTCTTAATCTGCTGTTCAACCCACCATTCCTTAAGAGAATCAAGGGCATACTCGCGTGTTTCAAAGTATTTTATGATGTCTGGAAACAAGTCTTTCCACTCAGCCCAATCAAACTCCTGTGAATAAGAATCCTCTAATGTCCAGTCCTGTGGGTCGTTGCTATAAACTTTCATTCCTTAAATCTCCCAATCTCAGGTTGAATTTCAATCTCGAAACGTCCGTTCCGAAACGCTTGGTTGTTGCCGTCTAACTTGTTCTTTGGTACATACAGATACCGCTTGTTGCCTTCCTCTGGAAGCCTACCAATCGTGATGATTGCGTCAGCTTCGCCCTGCACACCAGTCTTAGAGCCATATAGCTTGCTCATGTCAATCCACTTCACACCCTCTGCAGAGCCGTCAGCTTGGTGAACTGTGATGACTGGCGCATACTTCTTAGCCAACTCACGAGCCCAATTAAATATCATGGTCTGCCTAGTCACTTCGTTGCCAGCTTCTTTCTCAAAGCCATGCACCTTCCACAACTGGTCGAACACAATCAAGCCAACGTCATACTTCTCGAACAGATTCTCCACATCATACACCGAAACGTCAGCCTTGTCAAATAGGATGAACTTGTCAGCCCTCCCCATCCGTTCAGCCCACACATCTCGGACACGCTCAGGCTTCTCGAACATCTGTCTTGTAGTGATACCAAGAGCAGACTGCACAATCCTACGCTTAACTTTCTTACCTGCTTCCTCATTGTTAAGCCACAGTACAACTTTCTCTTTTGGCATCTGCTCTGCAATGAACGTGCTCTCGCTTGCTAGGAACGTCGTCTTGCCCGTATCAGGACGAGTGGCTACCACCACTAGGTCGCCCTGCCGTAAGTCGCCTAGAGACTCATTGAGAGCGTTTAATCGCCACTTGTATCCTGAAGCCTTTGCCTCTGCCAACATCTCTAGAATGTCATCGGACACAATGTAGTCGTCATCGTCCTCTACCTTACCACAGTCTTGATGATACTTGGATAGCTGCGACTCAATCTGCTCAAGAGTATCCTCTTTGCCATCGACAACTGCCAACGCCTTGCTTGCAATTTCATT